TCGAAAGGTCGTTACTTATGGTTACACCTATGCTGGCTAATATGTTCTGTGGAATAGCTAGCTGAGAGTTACCGAATGCATTCTGAACGGCACCTATGCTAGATCCCTCAGACGTGTCAATAGTTATGTTAACCGCATCACGGTATTCTCCATCAGGAATCAACCTCTCATCGAGGTCTTTATTCATTCTCCCGGCAAGAAATGTTCTTTGTAGGTCAGCCATAATTACTTAATCCATTTATCCTTGCCTCTCATTGCCATCAACAATCGGCCTGGGTGCATGTTGCTCAATCTGATTTTTGTATTTCTAAGGGCAGCTGTTTTTTCTTTCTTCACCCTGCTAACAATATACTCTTGGACACCAAACTTATTAGTAAGCAAGGCCCATTTCAAGTAAGCATAGATATATTCTTCTGCTAATTTATTGATAGAGATAGCGCTTGTATCGCCGTTCTCCATACCATCTGATATGTACTCAAGTACAATATAAGAGTGCTCTACTCCTGACGTGAAGTCAATTACACCAGCTGCTTTGTTGATGTAGTACTTAGGGTTGATGTTTGCGTCAGCTGTATTCAATCCAAAGTTCTGCGCGATTGGGTATCCAAAATACCACTCCCCGTCATACTCCCAACCCCATTGGTTATAGTATGCGCCAGGGCCCACATATAGTCTATTCTCTTGGCGCAGGATATCTAGTCTTGACTCACCAATAACTACCTCTCCATTTGAGTCAAATACAATCTGACCGTTATTATCTTGAAGGTATGCTGTAGCTGTGATGCTCTGTCTAGCTTCTGTGAGTGGGTACAATACACCACCTCTAAGCATTGAGATTCGAACGTAATTAACGTAGTCAGGAGGCAATACCAACTTAAGCTGATCACCTAGCTCAAACTCAAGCACCTTAATATTTCTGAGTGCATCGTAGTTTAACTCTTGGATGGCTCTCTTTGCGTGAAATAGAATGGTATATCGATCGACATTGTTAATCAACTTATCATTCCCAACATAATTCAATATGAAGTTGTTGATCATATAGTCAAGCGTAACATATTGATAAGATCCCCAATTTGCATCTTCAGGGACATTACCATTGTTGGTATAGTACTGATAGTTAGTTATATATGCCATTATTGTTTCTGTTGAATGTCTTGTACTTCTTCAGCCTTAGCAGCAGCTACAACGTCCTGCTCTCTGATTGATATACCAGAATACTCTAGTATCTTGATAACTAAATTTGCAAAGTCATCTAACGGCAACTCAAAGTCTTGATACGTAGTAGTTCCGGGTGCTCCAGGATTAAACAAAGGATCACCAAGTGGAGATGTTGAGTAAGTCCACTGTGGGTCTTTTGGGTATCTTAAGTACTGCGCTGATATAGATGTAGATGAATAAGGTGCAGGTGGTGCGATTGTTGTTGGATACACAATAATACCACTCTGATCCATTGTGTATACTGGATATGAAGTCGTAGGAGCGGTTAGATTTGAATTGATTAGGTTTAATATCTTTCGATGACTAACCTTTTCAATCTCAGTATTGTTATTGTATATTAACTTCTCTAAAAAATAATAATCTGACGGCAGGTTAAATCTACTTGCAACACCATTATATGATAATGGAGCGAATGTAGAAAAAGTATCAATCACCTCAGCCATGTTCTTAGGGATGTCAGTATATCCCTCACCATGCATTCGACCGTTCTGCTTGTTGATTGCATTGCTGTAATTGTACATATACTGCCCGAAAATCTCAAGCTGTGCCTGCTTTGCAAACAAGTTAAACTCGAATGGCGTAATGAAGCCACGGTTGTCTTTGCTAATTATTGATAGGACGGTATTTCGAACGTCATTGATCATCTGACTGCTTTTGTACAAAGATAAATAAAAAAAGGCACTCCATTAGAAGTGCCCTTTTAGTAGTAGTTAGCTAATGATTAAGCTACACCAATTTCACTAATTGCTTGTGGAACAGCGATTGGGAAAACAACATGCGTCCAAGATGTTTGCAATGAGTCAGCAATTCCAGTTTGGATTGCATCACGCATACTAAAAGCAACTTGAGCAGCATGAGTTAATGTAACAACTTTACCACCAGCATAAGTAATTGCAGTAGAAGTGGCAGTAGCTGAAGCAGAATCAACTAAAATAACATTGGTTGCTGAAATCAATTGATTACCTTGACTAGTAACCGGTACAGATAAAAACTTTTCCATTTTTTAAAAATTTAATGGGTTAAACAATACCCAAAGTTAAGCATTTTCTGAGAACTTATCTTCTAGGTATTTATATAGCTCTAATCCTTCGTCAGACTGCAAATGAGAAGCCAATGCATGGATATGGTCATGACCAAACGGAACGGTCATTAAGCGCTTCTTATTGTCCTTAAAGTTATAGTGGATGTCTTTGTTTCCTCTAAATGTGAGGTATCCTGCTGTAAATGCGCGAGCTGCAAAGTTATTGATCTTAAGCATTGGGTCAGACGCAGCTTCCATGAAGTCTTGCGGATAACGCTTAGCGAATAGCATCATATCTCTTTTGATTTCAGCAGAACTCATGTTGTCAACATTTCCACTTAATACCAATCTAGCGACTGCCTCTAATGTAGTAATGTCTTTGTCTGCTAAATCACGAGCCAATAGTAATGCATCGATTTCTGAGAATAACTCTTGAACATCTTCTTGTGCATCACGCTCAGCATCAAATTCATAAAATTCACTACCATTACCTGGGTGGTAATGTAAGAACTCTTGAAGTACAGGATTATTTTTAGGAACGATTAAAACACCATCTTCAAATACAATAGGCTCAACAATAACGTTGGCATCTTGATCATCTTGAAATGGTGAGTTTGAATTTCGCGCGTAGCGAAGTGGGTGGTTGGTATTTGTCTCTTCATTGTAATAAAGAAGACGTTTGCGCGGTGTGTCTTTATGAGCGATATAATAGCTCAATGGTGACTCACTCATGTTTAATATATAGGTGCGATCTTTCGCCTCTAGTTTTACTCTGTTCATTTGATATAATTTAAATTATTAAAAAAAATAGAGAGGGGCCGTAACCCCTCTCATATTATTCTTATCCTTTGAAGATAAAGAAGTTGTTAGCACCTAATGTACAAAGCGCACGCTCTGACAAGAAGTTGACCTCCATAGCATCCAAGTCGCTAGTCTGTGCACCACCGGCAGAACCAGTCATCCAAGTTTTATAACGACGATTTTCAGCTTCAGAAGCACGGTAACGAACGTGAAGGAATGGACGCTTAGCGTTCTTACCAAGTACTTGATCGTAAACGCTCATTGTACCAGCAGGAACCAAGACGCCATTGATAGCACCACCAACAAGACCACCGCGAAGAGTAGCATCGTTAAGGTATTTCCAATCTGTCTTGTAGAACTCATAACCACGACGGAATCCAGAGAAACCAAGGTTAAGGGCCATTTCTTCGTTGTTGTCAAACAAACCGTAAGAAGTACCACCAGCACCGTAAGAGTTTTGAGCAGCCAACATATCGTCGATGTCAAAAGAGAACTGACGGTTCAAGAACAATACGTTCTCAGCGATAGCACCTTGCTTGTCAAGACGTTGTACGATTGTATCGAAGTCACCTAAAGAAGATGGGTTACCACCTGCCCAAACGTTACCACGAGATTCAATAGCAGCAAACATACCTTGAGTACCAGCAGCAGCAGCGAGGGTAGATCCAGTAGGATAAGCCGGAGCAACACCGTTAGTGCCAAGTACCCCAGAAGCAGCAGCACCTGATCCAACAGCAGCAGGAACACCTTCAACCATTGCCATTTCAAGATAATCCTCAAAACGCAAACGAGTTTCGTGCTCAGACTTCATGTACCAGTAGTAACCAGTAGCACCATTCTCAGTTGTTACTTCAACCCAACCAACTTGAGCCATGTCGGAACCAGAGACACGATATTTATCTTTGATGATAATTGGCTTGTTGTCGAAGAATAAATCTTGAGCTTCGTTAGAACCACTCATGCCTTCAGTTCCTTTACGGAATTCAGAACCATAAACAAATGCAGTAACAGTTGTTCCAGCAGTAAATGGTGATGCAGCTAAGTTGTTGTAATAAGCAACTGTAAATGTAGAGCCATCGTTAGCAACAGCTGTAATAATTGCCTTCTGAGATTCTGATGAAATAGAAGAAGAAGATAAAAATACAGTTTGGTTTACACGGAAGTTACATACAGTAAGTGGTGAGGTAACAGGCATGTTGAATACTTGTGTACCAGCACTATATGCACCAAGTGTGACGCTTGTATACTTTGTGTGAAGACGACCTTGTTCTGCCCATTTGATGAGGTCAGAGTTAGTAGGAAGTTCGGCACCAACCATACGCAAGAAAGATGCGATTGAACGGTTACCGTAGCGCTCGAATTCTTGCTCATAAGTATCAGGAAGATACTGATTCAAGAAGTCAAAGTTAGTAATGTAGTTTGTAGGCAATGTTGCCTTGACAGAGCTCGGGGTCAATAATGGACCCGGAGATGCTTGTAATGTACCAGCCATTTTTTCTAATTTTTAGGTTTTTGTTTTATAACTAATCTGTTACCGAAACCAGACTCTACAGCTCTTACTTGGAATGTTCCGTCAGTTTTGTTAGTCACCTGAGTGGCTTGACGAGTCATGTCAATATTTTTAGACTCTTTAGAAACTGTCTCAATAGCCTCTGTCATACCCTTCTCATAGAAGAACTTGGCAAACTTTTCGGGATTCGAAGCAATCGCTATTGCTCGATGGAACACCTCAGCATCCTTTAGGTAGCCTTCTTCGTTTAAGAACTTATTTACAAAGTTACTTAATGAAGACTGCTCGTTAAGAAGTGTCTTTGCATCTGCCGGCTTGAACGTTACTGCCTTATTCTCGTCAATATTAAATTTGAAACCTTCAAACTTATCAGAGAATAATTCATTCGTCTTATCGGCGAAATACCTAGACCGCTTTTGTTGCTCCTCTTGCTCGCTAGTCGCGGTTTGTTTATATTGCTTATAAGATTCGTAAGCTTCTTTTTCTTCTTGCGGAACAAAGGCATCCCTTGACTCAAGCGGCGCCTTATACTGTTCTTTAAGCTTATTAAAATACTCACGAGCCTTATTGAGCTCTTTTTTTCTCTCTAGCTTTACCTTCTTAATGTGCTTGTCATCATCAAAGTCCTCATCATATGAAAACTTGGTCTCTAACTCGAACTTAACCTCATCAGCATCAAGCCCTGGGTTCTGATCTTTAGCGTATTGGTAAAGTAGAGAATCTTCATCCATGGTACTGTAGTCGACGTTCAACTTCATGAAGTCTTCAATACCACGGCCTGTCTCTCTTTTGTATTTCAGAAACGCGGAGACATCTTCAGGTAGTTCTTCAGCTTGTTCGCGCTCTTGAACTAAATCATCCAAAGATGTAATCTCTTTGTTCCATCTCTTACCAAGATATGAAAGAACTTTATTATCATCCAAATCAACCTCTACTGGTTGAATTGGGTCTTCTACAGGCTGCCCTTCGGTTAAGTCAATCTTTACTGTGTCTTGATCGCCACTATGATCTTCTAAACCCTCAAGAAGCGCTGCTTCTTTTTCAGCTACAGACTTCTCCTCGAAATCTACAGCTCTTACTTTAAATTCACCTTCCATTTAATTTAATTTTCAACAAAGTTAATAAATACTTTTATCATTCATTATCGTAGAACATTCTCTCCGAATCCTCTGTATGCCACTTATCAAAACCTTCGCAATTATAATAGTCTTTGTTTACTAGATAGTCCGGCTTCTCAGGGAACGGCTTGGTCACAAAACTAGGCTCAGACCACTTGATACGATTGTTTGGCTGTAATGCTATTTGACCGTTGTCAAGTAGAATGATGTGGTGACTCTTGTGCTCCAATGCATCCTCTGCTAGCGATAGATCAGTATTTAAGTCATTTGCACCCCAGTTGATAGTGGCGTAATAACTTCCTGGATAGTACTTATGGTCTTTCATGTATACCTCAACTTTTGTATCGTATACATAAGATAAGTGTAATAACGTGAAGTTATAAGAAAAACAATTCCATATCTGTAAGAAGTGGAATGGCAGGTCTTCTTCTGGAGTCTTTGGCTCAGTAAGCAAAGCATGGCTTGGTAACTTATCACGCATTACTCCGTTCTCTAATAGAACTTGAAATAAAGCAGCCTGACCAGGCATACATCTTACCGACATTATAACACCCGGGGTAAACTCCCCCTGCCCTTTTTGGTGTTGATACATGTACTCATTTCTAACGAATACTTTTAAGGGAAAGAAGTTGTGCTCTATATATGCCATTATTTTGGTCCAAATGATTCTAAGTCAAATCCATCTAGGGAATCCTCTGTACTTTCAAAGTTTTGTGGAGGTAAATTATTTTGTCGTTGATTGATGAGCTCAGACTGACGTGTAGCCTGTAGGTCTACTCGCTTATCTTTAGCCTTCTCTTTCTCAGTTTCACGGTCTTTTAGCGTCTGCATCTGCATACCATTAAGCTGCATGTTGTATTGGAACTCAATAGCCATTAGCTCTTTCTTGAGCTCGGCTTCGGCCTGCATCTTTTGAATGTCGCCTTGAACTTCCATCTGCTTGATCTGTGCCTTGGTTTGACCTTCCAATTGAATGATCTGTGCCTTGGCTTCAGAAGCCGCTTGAGAGGACTGAATGTTTGTCTGCATTTGCATTTGGAACTCCATCTCCTTCTCTTTCTGCTTTTGCTCCATACGCTTACGACGCTTCATCTTAAGCATCTCATTGGCAAGCTTAACGTTGTTGATCATACGGATATCAATTGCATCCTCAAGATCAATCGTCTGCTGCTGTAGTGCCATTTGAATGTTTTGCTCAAGCTGAGCTTTTTGCTCTTCATCAGGAGCTACCTCAACGAAGATACCAAAGTCATGCAGGTATAAATCATTAACGTCCTGCAAGATCGATAGGTTGTACTTACCAATCTGCATAGCGAACTCTTCAGCAAAGTCAGAGTACTCTAAGATGTCAGCAATTCGTATAGAAATACACTCAGCTACACGTCTAGTTGTAATGATACCAGCGTCTAGAATGTGGCGAGTTGCCGTGTTTGAATTTAGTGCTGCAAGTTTCTGAACACCAACCAATGCGTCGGGATGTGGTGTAGATGCATCGCGTACCTCATTTACACCCGTCACGTCACGGATCATATTTAAGTAGTGGTTATAGTTGCCGATTAGGGCAGACATCTTAGCTTGGCCACTATTTGTATTAAGCTCTTGGATAGGAATACGAGCGTTGTTGAACTCACCTTCTGTGGTATAAGATCGGCCAATCACACTACCTGTTTGGAAGTATAGATTGAGTGCATCCTCAGGATTGTATGCCGCACCGGTACCTAGGTCAACCTCATTGATACCATCAGCATCGATGAACACACCATCAGGTACAATACGCGCCATAACCTGCTGTAGCTTTAAGTGTGTCAACTGAATTTGATCAGCAAACGGGATCATGCGTCGAACCAGCGACTCAATATTTCCCTTGTAGTAACGTGGAGCGTAAGCAATGTAGTTTGAAAGTGCTCGCTGTGATGCAGACTTAGGACGAACCATGTTCTTCATCATCTCCCACTTGATCATTATATTGGACCCACCAACAAGAACGCCTTCATACCAAACGTCGCGAACTGCTTCAATTACCTCGAAGTATTCACCGTTTGGAGCCATGAACGTATCTTCTTTACGAATAACACGCTCACCACCATTCTCAAGGATTTTCTTTTTCCAAACAAATTTCTTATGGGTCTTGTAGTTAAAGTATAACAACGTCACAACCTCATTTAAGAATGCATCGTCTTGGTAGTTTCTAACTACAGGGAAGTAGTCATACCATGCTGAGCCTGCGTTCTTAATTTCAGTAAGTTGCTCGTTAGTTAGGTTTGGATCCATCTTGAGAAGCTCGGTGTAGTGCACCTGCTTAACCTCTCCAAAATAGAAACAATCAGAGTAGTCATTCTTTTCAGTATAGCTATGGATCCAGTTTGCTGGATCTACATACTCAATCTTTACGCCGTCATTGATAAGGAACTCATGCTTAACAACGCCAACGCCAAGGGTAGTAACGTCATAATAGTATAAACGCATGATGTCCTCATACTCGTTCATTTTCATGACAGTGTCGATAGCAATCTCTTCAGCAATCTCTACAGACGGCTTATAGTTCATCTGCATGTACAATGACAGCTCCTGATCATTAGCAGGAAGTTCATCTGGATTAACGTTAAATGCGTCGATACCAAACTGTTCCTGTGTAAGTGTAAGGAAGTCCTTAGCCACCATATCAGACTCGATCATATCTTGGAAGACATTCTTCTTCTCAGCTGACATTACGTCCTGAGCTTCGGCCTTTACAGTGTATGGTCGGTCAAGCATTCCGTTGACAACAACGTCAACAAACTTAGGGATGATAGGAACGGGAGTCCAATCTAAGTTGAGCATAGATATGTCACCATTGACAGCTAGCTCATCTTTATACTTCTGCACTGGCTGCTCTCCACGAGCATACAGTCTCAAACGGTGGAATTCACCCCACTGTTGATAAAATCTACTTGAGTTTGATTTTCTTTTAAACCACTCCCCTTCGATGGCTTTACCTACCTTTAGGCCATATTCAAATGTGACCTTAACCTCATCCGGTGCCATTTGGTCCGGAAAAGGTAGTGCAGAGATAACTACTGATGGTTTATCCATTATTCGATGATTTCGCTTCTAATGCCTGTATTCTTATATCTTACAAATTTAACACTTATTTTAGATTCCTCTTTCTTGGGTATAAATAGGTGTTTTCTTGATGCCATGATAGCAAGTCCTGAGCTAATAGAGGCATCGTGTTTTGTCCTGTTATTAATATCAAATCGAGCCCAATCATTAAGTGTCCTGTTAAAATACATGTCACCCATGGTGTCTGATTCTCTGTATGTTCCCTCCTGATCAAGGCCAACGTACTCTTCGATGTATGTGTTGATAGAGTTAGCGTGGGCGTGCTTTACGTCCTCAGATGAGTTGGGAATACCACCAAGCTCGAGCTCTGTTTTAGATAGCTTTGACGTATGTTTGTCTGGTCTATTTAAAGAGAATGCTCGGTAGCCTCTGTTCTTAAAGTGGTAGAGTAGTCGCTGCTTGTTGTTCTCAATAAGTATTGGCATTCCATAGAAATGACAGGCCATTAGAACGTCCTCAAAGAATATCTCAGCTGTCTGTGGACGGGTAATATACTCCAAAAAGAATTGATTTGTTGGCGCTTTTTCCATGTGAAATGAAGTCAATCCATGAAGCGCTCCGGCAGATCCACCACCACCAACTACACCTGATATATCATAAGGGTCACACCCAAACACACCGATGTGCTCATTGCCTGGGCACTTACGGCCGTTCTTCACAATCACTCTGTTACGCATAGCTTGGTCAGGAATCCATGACACCAAGAACCTGCCGTTCGGATCAGGCGTCCAAATGACCTCGCTGTCTTGCTCTCCGTTTTTCCAATGGAAGTACCCCTTAGTTAGGACGCGGTCCTTGATCAAGGCGTCATTATAGTCAATCTGTTGGTAGATCTTTGTGAGGTTAAATAGTGAGGACTTAGACTCATCACGGAACGCGTGAGACTCTGTGCGCGGGAACTGACGATAGAACTCATTGAGTGCATCTGAGTCAGTCTTAAGTGCGGCAACCTCATTGTTCCAATAGGTAATGACACCCATTGTAATCTCCTCACCATCGATACCCATGATAGGTTTCTTTGGGTCCTCAAATACAGGCCATCCGTACTCGTCAATAAAACCCTCCATGTTCCATTCCATGGGAATGAAAAGGCTGTATAGTCCTGACTTGGTCTGACCATTGGCAGATCGCTTTGTTGGCTCGCTGTCGTTGTACAACTTCTTAAAGTTCTCACCACCCTTGCTGAGTGCATTTGAGGTGGAACCCATCATACACTTGCCAATAATCCGACTACCCAAACGCAAACATGTTTTGGTTACGCGCCAGTTATTTAAGATGTTCTCAGGTTTTTCCCATTTACCGCTCTCGTCATGCACGAGTAGAAGTAGCTTCTCGCCGTCATAGCTGTTGTCTGCGGTGTTTTTCCAGTCAATGGTAGTATCTAGCCCTTCTATATCATCATCGCGCTCCTCATCCATATTCTTGCGCGTGATCTTACTCGCAGGAACACGGAAGGCCAACTCCGTCTTCGGGTTGTCCATACCGTCTTGAATCGGCTTGAAAAAGAAGGGGTAATTTCTAACGATAGGTACCACCTTGTCGGTAAACATCTTCTTGGCATCGGAACCTGTCTTGGATAGGATACCAATGCGCGCGTCCCTAACAATTGTACCTGTGTTGGACGTCTCAGCTGAAGACATGAATGAGAAACCTGAACGACGGTTCTTTAGGTAGCACATGCCAAACGATCGGCTGTCTGCCTTAGTGGCCTCCCAGAATATAAAAAATATTCGATTGGACTCACGGAAGTCAGGAAGACCGATGTCAATCTTGGTCCACTGCAAGTACATGTAGTGTGTTCCTGTAATGTAGGTTGGCTTGCCGTTGTTCTTAAACCAATAGCCATAGTCCCTTCTATCAAACTCAGTCTCGATCATGTCGACGTAATTTGACTTGAATGAATTATCTCTGCGATTCCAGTCAAAGATTGACTTTATTTTCTGTAGCTCTGCCGGATACTCTTGTGCAACCCATTTGTTGCCTCGGTCGTCTATTTTCTTTGGTGTAGATGGAACTGCAATCTTTAGTCCATTAATCTCATAGATGTCACCAATAGTCCCGTCCTTAGATATAACGATGAGGTCATACTCTTTATTGTACCCATAGTCCCAACTTTTCTTACTGTTCTTAGTAGTAAGAGCAGTCCTGTGAACATGGTCAGTGACTATACGGTATAGATTATTTTCCATTCTTTAACTTTGCTCTGCCTTCAGCGAAACCACTCTTACCTAGAGTGACCTCAGCTATTGGTGTTTCAGATCTTTTGTTTTCTTCCTCATCAATCTTTAGAAGCATAAACATGGCATCCTCAAATGCCAAACGTTTTGCCGATGCAGCGTTCTTCATCTTGTCGGCAGATATGTCGTCCTCGGCATGCGTAATGATAGGCTGCTCAAGGACCTTGATCAGCTCATTTATAGCCTTCTTACCAGCCTCGATGATTCTTATTTTTGTATCAGACATAGGTTCTTGTTATACATTCTATAGAGCACTTGGTCGTCTATTCTAAACTCATACTCGCTATCTGGAGTAAAAGATACGACATCTCCCTTAGATACAAAACTATTGCTAGGATAAACAACCTCACCCCACAACTCCTCGAATCCACCTAGTGTGCTAAACACCTTGTCTTCTGATGGCACAGGCTTAATGAACACAAATGGCTCAACTGCCTGCCAATCAGCGTCACGCTTAAATGCATAGACCTGATCAAGCTCAGCCAAGAACAGATCGTCCATGACATAATTCCAGCTGCTCTTTTGGCGGCCCTTCATGTCGTTGTAGAACTTAAATACGTTGTGGTGAACTATGACGGTATCTCCAGGTTGAACCGGGCCGTTATAGTAAATAGGAGTTGCAATTACTTTTGCAAAGCGGTTAGAAGCCTTGTGGTCTTCTTGGGAGGAACTAATTATAAAATCTACGTCTCCGTATTTTTTAATGTTGTCGTACCGCCTCAGACCAATTGGTTCTACAATGAAGCAGTATGGGGATTTCATCAGTAGTCTATTTTATACTCAATTGCAATTGGCATTGTTGGGGAGAAAGACTTCCATCTAATAATCTCTCCATCCTTGATAATCCACACGCAGATATTACCATCATTTTCTACTCTGATGGTGTTGATCTTCCAAGTCTTATCAAGGATCTCCTGTCCTACCATGTAGTGCATAGACTTCATGTAGTCAGGACCGATTGATATTTTTCTAATTATACTCACCTGTTTGAAGGTTTACCTGAACGTCGCCATACTTGTCATAGATCTCCTGTTGTGTAACAGATAAATCCATAGTGGCTCCTTTAAGTTGTTCCATGGTTACTTTCTTTTGGTCTTTAAGACGCTCGAAAGACATTTCAATGTCAGCGACCGCGAACTTCAAGTCGCGATACATTCTGTTAGCTGCGACTAATTTGTCGAGCTCTTCTTTTGTAATTTTACTCATATTATATTAGATTGATATATACCATTTAAGATTGGCATGACTGTACTGTAGACATACCGGTGTGTTTGCTGTAAGTGTAGCAGGAGCGCCAACGAATGTAGCTCCAGTTGATACCCATGTTGTTGTTGCGCGGGTAACTGTTGACATGACGACATACTTAACACCATCTAAGCTTGAGCTAGCTGCTGGAAGATTTACCGCAAAAGATGGGCCCGCTGTTCCTGTGAAGTATGTGTTGACGTTTGTAATTGTATAGGTTGTTAAAGCATCCGTTGCGATAACTGATGGAGTTTGATTTAAAGCCAATAAAGTAGGCACGTCAAAATTAACTGTCTTTCCGGCAGTGTTGGTACCAAATACTTTTGATGTTGTGTTTGGTGTTTCAGTGATATAGTCTTGTACTTTCATCGCCCTTGGCCTTTATATTTTTTCTTATAACCCTTTGAAGATTTTAAACAAGATGTCTTTGTCTTAGCATGAACGCCTGGACGACTCACCTTAACACTCTTCTTTGCTGACTGCTCAACCTTCTTCATTGTACAAATTTAGTGATTTATTTGAAAATGTTGCCAATCGAAGTTCTTCTCACGACCAAGGCTAATAAAACCATGCTTGTAGAAGATGTCTATCATGTCCTTATATTCAGCTCTAGCGAAACGAGCTGTCTTAGATGTCTCCTTTAATGTGTTGCGAGCAGGGTCCAAGTCAATAGCAATACCCCATGCATGAGTACTCCATGACGAACCACCACGCATCTTACGGAAGTTAAAACATCCCCCATAAAGGTCTATTCCTAGCTCAACAATACGTTCATAACCGTAGGTGGCTAAAAGGTCGTTAAACACGGCTAAAAAGGCATCAGCGACGTCCTTATGGCAGCGCATCTTTGTTACCTTGGTGTCGATATCCCATGCTATACGCATAGGGTAAGGAAGGTTGATTGTTTTTAGGTATGTGCCCTTCTCGTTAGGCTTACCGTACTTGGCTATAATTTGAGCTGTAGTTAACATATTACTTCCACTTATCGCTTTCAGATTTCAATCCTGTAACGAACTTTCTGAATGAAGCTAGTATATCTTTACCTGTGACATCTTTGTAGCTCTCATTCATGCTCTTTACTTCGATAAATACAAAGAAAAGGGCAACAGCTTTAGTAAGCAACAACTCAATTGATATGAAGTGCGATATGATGTCACCTGCTATGAATTTTTCTACTATGTAAAAGAATGTTATAGCTACTGTATAGATACCTATTTTTGCTGCCGTAGCTAGTAAACGATGACTTTGAATTACATCCCAAAATTTCACCTCTTGGTCTTCACGTTTTTTGTATGATCGCCACACACCGAAGCAGACATCTAGTCCTATTGAAATCATGGCAATGGTAAGCAGCGGACCTACCGGTGCAAGGATTGTAAGGATGCTAGACAAAATGATTATGGCGTTTGTTTTCATAGTAGTTTTTTGATTACTCTATGCAGCGCATAGAGTAAAGCAAAGATAATAAAAATAGCCAACAGGTTGTTTAGTAGCTTCTTCCACCATGGATACTTCTCATAGTACTTTACAGGCACCTTTCGCTCTACAATCTTGGTGACATATACCGGGTCACACTTGCCTTGTATGTATACCTTCTTTTCCTTTGGAACATACCATGCTTTTACCGTCACTCTATCCTTAGTTAGAGTGATGGTGTCAGTAAGCTCCTTTAACGTCACCACAGTATCAGTATGCACTTCGGGTACATATAGCGTAATGGTATCCCTAATTACTAGAGTATCTACAGTGAGCAACTCAGGGTGCTTTGTAATCAGTCTTGTGAACCTAGCCTGTGGACTACATGATGCAATCAATAGTGCGATTAGTATGTATCTCATTAGTATGTCTTATTAAGAGTAAATATTTCAGAATATATGCTATCTCCAGTATTAGCCGTTCCCCACTGAGCTGTGATGACAAGCGTATTATTTACTGTTGTATCAAAACCTGTAGATGTCTCTGTGCTAAAGTTTGTGCCCTCAAATGCATTTGACGCATCCTTTGTATACATAAACGTGCCGGCAGTAGCTATTTTAGCGGTTCCTGATCCACCTAACACCCTTACTGTAAAATATACCTCAAGCTTCCAATGCTTATTTGTTGATCCAGCCATCGTTATTGATCCAGTATCAGCTAGAGTAGTTCCGTTAGACTTTATTCTAATCCTAAGCGTATGGTTATTTACAGAACTAATATGACCACTAAGTATGGCGTGAAAGCTATCACCAACCTTAAATGTATTTGCAGGTACAGACAATGTCCCGACACCACCATCTAAAAGTGACGTTTCTGTTGTTGTATTCGTAACAGGTGTGCTAGATGCCGTTTGAGCATATAGGCCAACATTTGTGGTACCAATGTCAGGACGACCAAACTTATTTAAGATCAGTATGTGATCTCTGCCATACTCTACGCCATCTCTAGTTACTACTTGCATTGGATACCTATATTTGGTTCGTCAATAGCCTGAACTGAGTAAGTGGCACCTGCCGGATTAGATAACGCTATGAGCTTATCTCCGCTGTTTAGATTGAACGGAAATGTGTCAGTTAGGATATCACCTGCCGATAGATACATTGTATATACACCTGTTGTTACAGCTGTTGATGCGTCATAATGACTGAGCGTGATTCTGTAGTCAACAGCACTATTAAACCTAATCGACTGAACGGTCGACCGGTTGTTTGTTGGGGCTACATATATATCTGTGCCCGTCAACGACAGAGTGCCTTGATTACTAGATTTCTTCGTGTACATCATGACCAGCAAATGCGTGTTTTGGGTTTTTAGGTGTGACAAGGTTTGCGCCAAAGTCGTAGGTCTCTATGCTCATAACGTCGTAATGATAGCCGTCAGCGTTCGTGTTTTCGTCAATCGCAATGACTCCGATTTCAACAACGGCTTGTACCCCGTTTCCGTAGCCTTCAGCGGTTAGTATTCCTTTGCTTTCAAGGTCAGCTATTGCGGCTTCCTTGTTTGTGTAAGTGAGTTTGTAGATATTCATTTTTACGTTGTTAAGGCGATGCATTGAGTGTCAGTAAGCGGAGTTGGGAATAGCGCCATTGAGTTGATTTGAATAGCTCTATTAAATCCGTTGGCAATTAGATTTTGCATTGCAGTTGTAGTGAATGAAGTTGCCGTTAAAACCTTCACACCATTTACAAAAACGTCTGCCGTTGTGCCGTTCCATTTTATAGCAACTTTTGCCGAGTCGGTTGTTAGTTGGTGTAATAGCGTTACTGTACTTCCAACAACTTTATTTATACCTATCCTATCTGGGCTTGCGCTTGCTCTAAACAAAAAACCATTGTTTTGATTTGAAACTATACCCGTGTTTAAAAATATTCCACCTGTAAAGTTTTCCCGAGCTAAAGACCTATTATCTCTTAAATCCACAAACCAAGTCCCCCCGCTTGCAGTTATCAGCCCATTGGTGAAGATGTTGCCTCGAGTGATATCGTCTAAATTCCTTGTAACTGAAGCCGATGTCGTAGGTATGTACGATGTTGCGTAAGCGCCCGCTTCGAGTTGTGCGCCCCAAAATAAAATACCGCTCGTTCCATTACCCACAAAAGCCGAGCCGCTTCTTCCGTAAATATTTAGAGTTGTTCCAGGTGTTGCGTCATAGGCAGTACATCTATACCAACCATTTCCAACGGCGGTAATTGTTGCGACTACACCTATTGATGTACTTGTTATTGTTCCATTACTTAAATCAAAAGCAGCAAAAACACTTGCCGACCTTAACCATATAGAGAACGTAGTTTCGCCATCCGCTTTAGCGTATATACTCGCAGTATATGCCGCACTTGCAAGCCCTGTTCTTCTTATTTGATGCGTTGCATTGGCTGTTGTTGGAATAAATTTATCTGCGTTCATTACTCCGCTTGGTGAAGTAGCGACATTTGGACTTATTGTAACTTCGGATGCAAGCCAAGCAGCATTGTTAAATTCTTCCGAGAATGTTACAACGTTAGTCCTCTGCGGCTCTAACAACAGATTAGGGCAGCTGCCAAGTGAGTAGTCAATGCGAGGTATGTTAAGCCGTGTTTCAGTCATTTGGTAGTCAAGGGCAGAAGTGCCTTGCACGAGTTGAGCGCCCCAAATGAATACACCCGAAGTTCCGTTACCTAAATACGAAGCCCCATTATTTGATGTTGCAGTATAAATAGCAATGTTTGCGCCCGTTGTTATTGTTTTAGTTATAGAGCATCTATACCAACCATCGCCAACGCTTGTAACGCTTGCAGTTATTCCGCTTGAAACAGTACCAAGAGCGCCCGTAGATAAATTTACATAAGCACCCGCAGCGTCAGCGTCAAACCAAACCAAAGCCCAAGTTCTTTCTGCTGCCTTTAAGTAAATTGAATATGTACATACGTTACCTACATTTCCTGTAATAGACTGAAAAGTTCTATGAAAGCCCGTTGAGGTGTCTTCAATTAGTTTATCAGCAGTCAGCGTTCCGTTTGGAGCGGTTGTAATGTTTGCGGTTAAGTTTGAACCTACTCTTGTCCACGCAACATTGCTGAACATTTCCGACCAAGAAGCAAGATTGTAAGGCACAAGCTCAACCAAGCCCGCAGCGTTGACACGAGTTGCAGTAGTCGCACGAGTTACGGAGAAATCCCCGTTGGAGTTGTTTGGTACTACTGAGTATAGAGTTCCCTCTTTATATCCATTTGGCGTAACGACCAATGAGGCCTGCGTTAATAAACTCATGGGATTGTATTTAAAAAGTTAAGTGTGCTTAGCATACATGACTGAGCCTCAACTGTCCCGCCTGCCGCAGTGACGCGATTATAGAATGACCTTACGTCATAATTAGGGTCGCCAATGAAATTACGACCAATGGCGTTTGCTATGGCATTAAAGATCCACATACTACCAAAGAGCTACAATGTTTGAAGCCGTTGTACCAGTTGCGAATACTCTCACCACGTTTACAGGTAGTGTAGTGCCACCCAAAACATTAACAAAGGTTACGTCGTCATTACCCTCAGTCAATACGCGAAGGTTTCCACCTGTTCCGATGTATAGTGTGCAAGGCCATGATGGAGTCGTTCCGTCACCACCAACGTATGGGATGTTGACTGTGTCACTTGTAGTGACGACAGCCGCGCGCTGTACCTGTAATTTTTGATATGCCATGTCTTATTTTTTTACGCTCTTGCCGTTTGCACCGTTTCGAGCTCTGTTTTTACTTGGGTTTTCTTTTACAAATTTACCACTTTTTGTGGAACTCATATCGGGACCACCTTTGCCATAGATACCACTCTCCTTGCGAGCAGCGTTGTGCTCAGACCGGTATTTCTTTCGCTCTGGAGTAGCGTTTAACTCACGCTGATACTCACGCCTCTTCTCCGCTGCCTTCGGATTGGCCGCGTAGTACTTCGATGTCTTGCTTTGTCCCATAGAATAGTTTGTTTATTAATAGGTTTGGTTTGTTCAACGACTCTTGTCGTTGACCACACCCGCAGTCCTCAGTTATACTCTCGACTAGTGCCTTGATGCCTACGGTCTCAGCTATAGCTGCGACTGTATCACCTAGACCTTTGTGTCTTTTTATAATTATCATAGTTCTGCATTGCTTCTTTTCTAGCGTCGCCCTTCTTCCAGGCTCCAAACGCCATCTTCTCAGCTCTCTTGGCTGTGGCGAACTTTACTACCTCACCCCTTCTCTTTGCCTCACCATAAGCCTCCGATGTGTTAGGCATGTCGGTCCAATCTTTATACTCATGTGATCCAGGCTTATTAGGGAAAACAGTAGGGAACGCCTCCTTGCCACGGCTAGACATTAAATGAGATGACACCTCACCATTAGGCATGTTGACATACTCATCACCACGCATCTCACGGATCCTTTTCTTCTTGCCTAAAAACTCAATGTCCTTATTCTTGAATGGTATATTGTTCATCCTTTCTTCCATTTAGTGCTTTGATAATTTGCAACCTCTTTGCAAATTTCGATAAAAAAATCATTATCGTATTTATGCTTAATCATATTGACTATTTTATGAGTCAATTGTATATTATCTAATTCATAACCTTTCTTTGAATCAATTCTATCAATAGATGCATCAAAATTAGTTTGAGTTCCTGTCTCCGGGAATGATATAATCCTACCCGTTAATGAACATCTATAGTTTTGTTTAATCATTAAATCAGCTATATCATCAATAGATATATTAAATTCAATACCCCTTATTTCAGCAGAAGTTTTAAACTTATTAAACCAGGATAATCTTATCTCCCTGTGCCATCCCCTATGACAATTTTCAGTTATCCTATTAGAGCATTTTTTACAAAGCTTTTTTAAATTAAAAGAGTTTAAAGCATAATGATATCTAAGATAACTTTGGATATCACCACAATTGTGGCAAGGTTTATACCATCTACCATCTTCTCCTTTATATGGATATTCAACTACCATTTTACTTTGTGGCTCCAAAATCGAGCGCTAAGCTTGCTAGGATTAGGATCTTGAGCATTGT